TAATAGTAAACCCCGTCTTTCTTAATCTCCTCCATCGGCTCGCCGTCGAGCTTCACATCAAAGTCGTCGCCGTCGAATTCGCAGATAATTTCAAACATACAGTACATTGATTTACCTCCTTCGTAAAAAAGATATTAACGCCCGGCGCGAAAAAAACAAGGGAAAAATATTTTTTATATGAAAAAAATTAAAACGGTACATCGTCGTCGCCCCACCAGTCATCTTCTCCGACGCCCCATTCTGCCGCATCCTCTTGTGCTATCCGATCCGCTTCCGCGCAATCCACCGCGCATGGCTTTTCGTCGTCAATATCCCAGCCGATGATTGATCCATACTTTTCGCCGGACACTTCCCGCCAGATAATTTTATTCGTCTTTGCCAGTGCACCCGCATCCGCAAGCCGCACCGCTTCCTCTGTTGTTTTTGGCACAGGTAAATTCGATCTATCGCGCCACCAATTTTCGGCGCGTTGACGTGCGAATCCCTCGTGACTAAAGCAAACCCATTCTTTGTGTATTGTACTGTACAATCCGGCTGCTTCGTACTCGACGCGCATCGTTTTTGGCGCGTCTGGATTGTTTCGTTTTTCGTGTATATAATATCGCGTGCGCTCAATTGTGTGTTCTGTCGTTGTCACCTCGCCAGACAGAACGCCGGCTTTACCTGCTTTTGGTTTGTGCTTCACCTCCGGTGGCGGGAACTCAAAACCGCACTCCGGGCAACGAGCAACGCCGGCAAAAACCACCGCTTGACATTCCGGGCATTCCTTCGCCGGTGCTTCTCCCGGCTCATCGCCTTTTTTCTTTTCTTTTATTTCCATCATGTCAATTGCGCCGTGGCGAATCGTATTCTCGCCGTAGTCTAGTATTATGCAATCGTCTTTTGATTCGTCAACACGCAACCCACGCCCGACCATTTGATAATAGAGTCCCGGAGACAGCGTTGCGCGCATCAAAACAACAGCGTCAACATTTGGCGCATCAAACCCGGTAGTCAAGACATTCATGTTCACAATGAATTTTATATCGGATCGTTTAAACCGCGCAAGTAGTTCCGCACGCTCCGCTGCTGGTGTGTCTCCGCAAACGAAGCCAACCTCAACGCAAGACAACTGCGCGATGCGCTCCTGTATTTTGCGCCCATGCTCTAAACTTGACGCGAATATTAACACAGAATGCCGGTCGCGTGTTAGCTCTACAATCTCAACGCAAGCCGATTCAACAATATCGCTCATACGTTCTGCCATTTTTGGGACAATGTATTCGCCGCCGCGTATTGGTATGCCAGCCAAATCAGGATGCTCTTTGCCAGCCCTCGTTTTTATGTGGCATAGATAGCCACGAGCAATCAGTTCCCTTACGCCAACCTCATACGCTATGCTTGTCAATATGTTGTCGTCGTCGCATATCCATCCGCAATCCATCCTGTATGGTGTCGCGGTCAATCCAATAACGCGGACGCGCGGATTGACAACACGCGCCGACTCGATAAATGTGCGATACATCCCGCCGTCGTGTGCCGGGATGAGGTGAGCCTCATCAACAATGATGCAGGAAAACGCGCCGAGTTCGCCAGCGCGTTTGTATACGCTCTGGATTCCGGCGCAAATGACTTGCTTGTCTGTGTCCCGGCGGTTTAGACCAGCCGAGTATATGCCGACCATGTTGTCGGGCAGGAAGTGTTGCAGTTTTTCCGCTGCCTGCTCCAGCAGCTCTTTGACGTGTGCAAGAACCAACACGCGTCCACCCCACTTTCCGGCGACGTCTTGGCATATCTCTGATAGTAGTGGGGTTTTGCCTGATCCGGTTGGTAGCACTGCGCACGGGTTGCAGCTTTCGTCGCTCTCCAGTGCGTTATAGATTGCCTCTTTTGCCGCCGCTTGGTAGTATCTTAGCTCCATCAATATTCCTCATTCTAGCCATGCGCCCGCCTTCTTGACGATGACGCCTCCATCGACCTTTTTAATTTGCACAACAACACGACCAACGCCGTCGGCGTCCTTGAACTTTTTGACGCTTCCGGCTACGATGAAGTGATCGCCCTCGATAGCTCCGGCGTGCGCGAGCGAATCGTACAATGCTTTCGTGGTGTTGTCCTCATCACGCATTCGCCAGTCTGGACAATATAACAGGCGACGTACCGCAATCGCTCCGCGCTGCATTTCAACCCCGGAAGCCTTCACGATTTCAGCGACCGCTTTTCTGTATTCCCTTCCCTGTTTGCTGATTTTGACAACCGCAAACGCTTTCCTGCCCTTCCGCATCGGCACGCTCCGATAGTACGTGTTTACGGTTGGCGGATACGGCAGCTCGATTTCTATCATCGTCAATCCCCACAGCGCGAAGATAGTGTTCTTCGCCAAAATAGTCACCCTTATAGTTCCGCAATTCTGCGCACAATTTTATGCGTTCGCGCTCGAAAAAATTCAGTTTTCGCCCGATGTTTTCTTTCGTTGCAAACCGGCTCTTGCCTTTTCCGCTCATCTCTTCCCCCAAAAAATAGCCCGCCCCGTAATCGAGGCGGGCTTGTCTCTGTGTGCTATGCCCAGCTGGGCTTATCTTCTGCGCTCGTTGCCTGTGGAGCAGCGTCCGCAATGCCTTGCTTTTGATAGCCTTTGACCTCGTTGTATACACGCCCCTGCTCGTTTGGATTCGTGACGCCAACAATGATTTCAAGCGGGATATTGTGAAGATCTGTGCTATCGTTGGGCGTCATCACGCCGACAGCGCGACAGAGCGCAGACATATCACCGGCGGCGATTTTTTGCGCCGTCTCGTTCGGATGCCATAGGTTCAGGCGGTCGACGACTTTTCGCCCCTTGTGCTGCCCGTCCTGCACTGCGAATTTCAGCTCAAGGTATTCGCCGGTGCCAGCCTTGTTTTTCTTTCGCTCACTATCGGTGAGAATTACGAGGTATGTGCCAGCCGGCAGCGGTGTCATCGGTGCGTTGGGATCGACGTTGTTCGCATTGAATCCATCAAGAAAAGCCATTTTATTTCTCCTTTTTCGCGTCGAATTTTTTCGACAATCCGTTAGAAATTGCACTTGTGAAATCCGTCCACGTGAACGGAATTGTTTTCGGCATATCATACCGATTTTTCGCCAGCGCACGATTGTCCTCTTCGGTCAAAAGCGTGCGAGTTCCGTCAACGTCTTTTTTCGCAAGGCACACGAAATCAGACCACTCGACGAATGTGTTGAGGTATTCGTCCGGCAAATCAGGCGCGGTTTTTTCGACGGTGATTCCGTCAACGTTTGTGATGTCGGTACGTTTGATATGCGCAAGCAAAATGACGGCGATTCCGCGCATTACGATCTTGTCCAGCAACGGGAGCAAGCACCTATACACATAGTTTTTTAGCACCTGTTTTCCGCTACCATAGCCGCCGTGGCTCTTGTTTAGCGTTTGCGATAGGTTTCCGGCACTCCCGGCGACGTGTTCCTCGACGCGGCGCATGAGCCAGTCAATTGTATCGATTGCAAGCACCTTGTATCCGTGGTCGTCGTTAGCGATGGCAACAAGCCACTGCTCGATGTCTTTCCACGTTGTGAGATACGGTGTGCGCTGGCACTGAATTGCACCGGCTCCGTTTTCGCAATCGAGAATGATGCTGTTTTCCGGCGTCGATCCGAATGTTGTTTTTCCAACGCCAGCCCCGGCGCAGATGATTCCCTTTGGCGGATTCGGCGCAACCGTGTTAATTACCGCCGTTTTCAATAGACTCATTTCCCGCCCTCCCGTAGCGCAGATTCAACCTCGTGTTTCAGCTTCGGCAGAACCCGATTCGGCACGAAGTGCGTCACGCGCCCGCTTTGATAGTGGAACGTCACAAACGTTCCCGCCCGATTCGACTTGGATGAGACCGCACTCATCCACCCGTTTCTATCATGCTCCGACATATTGCTTCTCCTTTTTTGGAGCCAACGAAAGCAACCGCACACGCGGTTGACTATTTAATTGTACGGATTTCCTCGTATCCATCAAGGTAAATTCCTGTTTTATTTGCAAGCCGCATACGATGTATTGCGTCCTCGTTTTCGATCTGCGCACGATCGAGTGCATCCTGTTCGATTTCGTACACTGCCGTCCTGTATGGTGCGATTTTCTCGACAGCGATACAATAAACCGGCATCCGACCATTACCAGACGCCTCGCAAATTTTTTGATAAAAGCTAAACTGGTTTGTGTATTTGTAGTCGCGAAGATCATACTCGAATCGGCTCAAGTCTCTGCACGTTTTTAGGTCGATGATCGCTTCGTGTGTGTACCAATCGATTTTTATCTGGCACGGCTCGCCGCAATAATTTGCACGCATGACGACTTCAGCATCGCCAAACATGAGAAGCTCCTTTGCCTTCGTGTGGCGCTCAACACCGGACGCCATGAACTGGCACAGCGCGTCCTCTGCATCCGTCAACACTTCTCTATCTTGCGATTTCCTCCATTCTTGATAAGCCTTGGTTTGTTGTCCATATGGCTTCCCGGTCTTTTCGTTGATCGGGCTTCCGAATGCGTACCTGTTGTTGTATGCCTCTTTGCCTTCGAGAATGAGGCAGTGTGCAGCCCGCCCGGCTTTGTATGCGTCAGAATCTTTTTGCGGCACAAGCCCGCGCATTTTGCAGTTATGCAGTATCGGGTTTTTGATAAAATCGATCAACGCATGGCTCGAAAGATTTTTCCCGCCGTTGTAAAGTGATTGCCCGTGGTATTCCGCGTCTGTTTCGTGCATTGGTTTCTCCTATTGTCCGATTGCACCGGCTAGCAAAAAGTTGTCAGGGTCTTGTTGCAGTAAAACGGAAAGTGTGTTGTATCC